GCAGTTTGCACAGCACCGCAAAAATACGCTTTTCCGTAGAACAAGTGTTCGAATAGGGCGACGTGCTTTTTCCGATCGCTTGTGCGACAATGTCGTTATGGAAATATCAGCCACCCCAATCGACGCGCTTCGCCTTGATCCGCGCAACGCCCGCAAACATAGCGAGGCTAACCTCGAGGCAATACGGCGCTCGCTAAAGACTTTCGGACAGCGCAAGCCGATCGTCGTAACTTCCGACGGCGTAGTCGTCGCAGGCAACGGAACCCTCGAGGCAGCGAAGTCTCTAGGGTGGAAAGAGATCTCGACTGTTGCCGTCCCCGAGGATTGGTCAGACGATCAAGTAAAGGCTTACGCCCTAGCCGATAACCGAACCGCCGAGCTTGCCGAGTGGGACTCTAACCTCCTAGCTACCCAACTACTCGAGCTAGAGGAGATCGACTTCGATATTGCGGACGTCGGTTTCCCCAAACAAAATCTCGAGGACGAACCCGATCCCGAGTTTCCGTCTTACGACGATCTCGAGGAATCAACCTATAAATGCCCTAAGTGTGAGTACGAGTGGGACGGCGCACCGAGGTAAGGGATCAAGTTCTCGCTTCGGGTAAGTGGGAATTCGATCAAGAGGTTACGGAGGTCTTCGACGATATGCTCGCTAGATCTATCCCCGATTACGAAGGTATGCGTCGGACGACGACGGAGCTAGCCCTTAGATTCGCTAAGCCAAAATCCGCGATCGTAGATCTAGGTTGTTCTCGCGGGCAAGCCTTACGTCGGATCTACGAAGCTACGGATCTAGATCTCCACTATTACGGGATCGAGATCTCGGAGCCAATGCGAGAAGCGTCCCAGAAGGAGATCCCTTATGCGACGATCCTCGATACGGATCTAAGGCACGATTACCCGCCGTTGCAAGCGAGCGTTACTCTCAGCGTCCTTACCTTGCAATTTACCCCGATCGAATATCGCCAAAAGATAATCGAGAACGTCTATAACTCGACGCTACCCGGCGGAGCTTTTATTCTCGTAGAGAAGATCCTCGGATCCGATTCGTTCGCTAACGATCTATTCGTCGATACTTATTACGATCGCAAGGGCGAAAACGGCTATACCCAAGAACAAATAAACGCTAAGCGCGAGTCTCTCGAGGGCGTCCTAGTCCCCGTTACCGAGTCTTGGAACCGCGAGCTACTAACGAGCGCGGGGTTCAAACACGTAGACGCGTTCTGGCGTCACCTAAATTTCGCGGGTTGGATTGGTATCAAAGATGTATAAAGTCCCGTCTATGGACGACGTACGGAAAGCTAAAGGATCTAACGGTCTAACAATGGTCTCGACTTTTAGCGGAGCGGGCGGATCTTGCCTAGGCTTCGAGCTTGCGGGTTACGATCTCCGTTGGGCTAACGAGTTCGTCCCCGAGGCTAGGCAAACTTATCGAGCTAACCACCCCGACGTTATTCTCGACGATCGCGATATTCGCAAGGTAAAAGGATCCGAGATCTTGGAAGCGATAGATCTAGGCGTCGGAGATCTAGATCTATTCGAAGGATCTCCGCCTTGCTCGCCCTTCTCAATGGCGGGATCTAGATCTACGGGTTGGGGTAAGGACAAAAAATATTCGGATCTAAAGCAAGTTAGCGACGATCTATTCTTTGAATACTCGCGTCTAATCGAGGAGATCAAGCCCAAGGTCTTCGTTGCCGAGAATGTTAGCGGGCTAGTTCGCGGTAAAGCCGTCGGTTACTTCCGCGAGATCTTGCGAGATCTCCGATCTAAGGGCTACAAGGTAGAGGCGAAACTCCTAAGCGCGAACCTTCTCGGCGTCCCGCAAGCTAGGGAGCGAGTAATTTTTATTGGAGTTAGAGACGACCTAGGAGTCGATCCTTACTTTCCTAAGCCCTCTAGGAGCAGCCTAACGCTCGGAGACGTCTTGCTTGATCGTCCCGAGATCAAGAAGACGGACGACTTTTACGACCCCGAGACGGGGGAGGAAATTGGAATCGATCGCTTCGCGATCGGGAATGAATGGGATCGAACTCCGATCGGGAGTAGCTCGACGAAATACTTTCAGCTTGTGAAGCCCTCGCTGCATAAGCCTTGTCCAACTATTACTGCAAGTATTGGGAACCTTTCGACGGCTAGCGTCGTTCACCCTACGCAGAAGCGCAAGCTAACCCTCGAGGAGCTAAGGCTTCTATCGAGCTTTCCTTTGGACTTTCAACTAACGGGAACTTACAAACAACGAGCAGAGAGAATTGGAAGATCCGTCCCGCCTCTAATGGCGAAGGCTATTGGAGAAGCAATTCGCGACGGGATCTTTAGCAAGCTATGAGTAAAGGACGACCAACTAAACCCTTGGAACAAAAGCGTATGCTAGGCAACCCGGGGAAGCGAACCTTGCCCAAGGAGGGCGAGCTAATACAGCTAGATCCGATACGAGAGATCCCTGAGCCACCGCGCCCGCTTGGTAAGTACGGACTCGAGCTTTGGGATCGCGTTTGGAATATGGGATCGACTTGGGTATCCCCGACGACGGATCTCGAGCTTTTACTTATGACTTGCGAGATGATCGACGAACGTTGGAATCTTAGGGCGACGGTTTTACGAGACGGAGATCCTAAGCAACGGAGGCAGTTGCGCTATATCGAGCAAGCGATCGTTAGCAATCTTTCGCTTCTTGGGTTTAGCCCAAGCGATCGTACGCGTCTAGGCGTCGCCGAAGTAAAGGCTAAGTCCAAGCTCGAAGAACTAATGGCGAGGCGGAATGAGCGTAACTAGCTGGCCTCCTAAATGGCTAACTCCCGTCCCCGAAGATCTAATCGTCGAAGGGCGCGGATCCGAAGTAATTGATTTCGCCGAAGCGTTCGGGATAATTACAAAAGACTCCGTTGCGGGTAAGGCTGGATCTCCGCTAATCTTGCGCGATTGGCAGAAGGAGCTAATCCTAAACGTCTTCGCCAGCGACGGATCGGGCGGACTAAAGCACCGGTCTAACCTCGTCGGTATGCCCCGGAAGAACGGCAAAAGCGCCATTGGATCCGTACTGGCACTCTACTCCGCGATCCTTGGTCCACGAGGAGGCGAGGTGTATAGCGTCGCAGCGGAGAAGGAGCAGGCGAGGATCGTATTCGCGGACGCCCGCAAGATGATCGAAGCGAGCGAGGAGCTATCGGGAATTACGAGACTCTACCGAGACGCGATCGAGATCCCTAGTCTCGGATCCGTCTATCGAGTCCTAAGCGCGGAGGCTTACTCTAAGGAAGGTCTAAACCCGCACTTCGTCCTATTCGACGAGCTACACGCGCAGCCTAACCGCGAGCTATTCGACGTTATGTCTCTCGCTATGGGTTCTCGAGGCAACCTCGCGACGTTGGTAGCTATTACTACGGCGGGCGTAAAAGCTGACTCTACGGGTAAGGATTCGATTGCCTATAACTTGAAACAGTACGGAGAGAAGGTCGCTCGAGGCGAAGTCGAGGATCCTAGCTTCTTTATGGCTTGGTGGGAATCTGAAGGCGACTGGAGATCTAAAGAAACTTGGCAAGAAGCTAACCCCGGCTTTGGAGATCTAAACGCGATCGAGGATTTCGAAAGCGCGGTACGCCGTACTCCCGAGAATCAATTCCGTACTAAGCGGTGTAATCAATTCGTTAGCTCCCGCGATAGCTGGCTACCAGAAGGTCTTTGGGAATCTAGATCTAGAGACTTCGAGATCTCGGAGGACGACGAAATTATTCTTGGATTCGACGGATCTTTCAACAACGACGCGACGGTTGTCGTCGGAGCGATAATCCCAAAAGACGACGAACCCGTAAAGCTATTCCTAGTCGGAGCTTGGGAGAAGGACGTCCAAATACACGACGAAAATTGGAAGGTCGATATTGGAGAAGTTGAGAAGACGATTATCGAGTTCTGCGCTAAGCACCCCAACGTTAGGGAGATCGCCTGCGACCCGTTTCGTTGGGAGCGGACTATGGAGGTACTCGAACAAGACTACGGACTTCCGATCGTCGCCTTCCCCTCGACGTCCCCTCGACGTATGGTTCCCGCTTGCGCGAAACTCTACGACGCTATTCAAGACGAGAAGCTCGTTCACGACGGAGATCCGCTTTTAGCAAGGCACTTCTCGAATACCGTAATAAAAACGGATAACATTGGACCACGTATCGTAAAGGAGAATAGGTCTAGTCCTCGTAAGATCGACGGCGCTGTCGCTAGCGTTATCGCAGTTGATCGAGCGCTAACAGGTAGAATGGAAGAAGTAGTTCCGGAATTCTTTGTATAGGTGAAAATGTCGACAATCTTACAAGCCGTCGGAGCGACGGTAATAACTATCGGGGTAGCGATCGTATTCGTACCCGCCGGACTAATCGTGGGCGGGACTTTCCTCGTTCTTTTTGGTCTAGCCTTGGAGCGCACAAATGCTAAGTAATCTATTCGACTCCCGCGAGGAGCGAGCCATAAGCTTCCAGACCCTTTGGGGATCGGGAGC